GGCTTTATAGGTGATAGCTTTGATTCGTTGGACGGAGTAGCCAAATTCTTCTGAAAGCTGGTCAAATGTTCGCTCGTCAATCAGGCGGCGCTTTAGAACAGCTCTTGGCGTTTCTCCCCTTACCCATAAATCAATCAATTCGGATAACTCTTTGTTAGAAATATCCTCACTTACCACTCTTTTTGCCATTGCTCCGATTCTTTCTGACACGGGTTCTTGTCTTAGTCCGCGTTGTCGTGGTAACTGTTTTAATGCGTACTTTCTGCTTTGCCATTGTTAATCACCACCCGCCGTAACATCAAGGCTTGCATCGCCATCAGCAGTTTCTTGTGTTGCTTCAACTGTTTGCGTCGTAGTGGTTGTAACTGTTTCCGATGACTGCACTTGGAATTGTGCTTCATAGAACAGCGAACAGCCACGCAACATTTGTTGCAACAAGCAGGACAATAAGCAGAATGATAACCGAAAAGTATCGTTTCTCACGCTTCTCGTGACGCATTTCGCAAGATTCAAACACAAACTGCGAAATGTAATTATCCGTTCCGCTGGTAGGGTCTTTCACCATGTCCAGCTTTGTTTCGACATCCATTTGGCTCACACCTTAATCATCAAACAGCTTATCCTTGATTTCTTCAAGGTTTTTTCGGATTTCTGGAAGTTCCTTTGAAAGGGTTTCAATTATGCTGTACAGCTTATCCTCACGTTCCTTGGAAGTCTTAACGACCCACCAAAGCAGGATAAAAAAGGCCACTACAACGCATCCAAGGATTCCGTAATTAACATACAGGTTTTGGACAACTTCGGTGGGCATAACTGTCACACCTCGCTCAACTCTGCATTGTCGTATCCGAGAGACTTTAACTTGAACTTAAAGTTCTCAGCATTTTCGCGGCTTGCGAATCGAACAAAGACTTTGTACCCTTTCGCTTTGGGAATATCTTCTACTGGCGCAACTTCGTCAGTAATTTTGTCAGTAGAAGCAGCAATCGGCTTTTCATCACCGATTTGCTTTTGGTTTGCAATCTCTGCTTTCTTAGTGCGCATATTCAAACACCCCTATTATTTATTAGAGGACTTGAAAATGCCCTCATACAGTGCGACAGCAGTTGCGCCAGAGCCAATGCCCATTGCACACGCGGTAAACGCATCTGTGGCAGGGTAAATGGCCGGGTAAACAACCCAAGCGGCAATGCTAAGAATTGCACCAACAACCATACAGATGACAGGAATCCACTTGTTATCTGCCGAGGTCTTTGTCTTATACGCATACGCGATAAGCTCAACAATGGCGGTAATAGATGCCATCGAAGCAACATTCATGAAAATATCCACCTTGTATCACCTCTTTTTATTGTATTGTAGTGTAGCATACAAGCTCGAAATTGTCAAGCGTCAATTTCAATTCCGACATTTTCCGACATTTCTACATCTTGCCAGCCTGTCGGCGCAAGGCCAGCGGAGTAAAACTTCACCGTTTGAAAGTCTCATAATTTGTTGTCCTTTCTGTTTGATAGTCGGCTAAAGCTTCCTTTAGTTAATTAGTTTTAGGGCAACACTCTAAAAGTTTTAACTTTAACTTTGGAACATAGTATAGTCTGTATGCTTCTCCGTTAGGGTGTGTTGTATCTGTGTGTGTACCATCTAAGTTCACATCACCCGTTCCATACGCTTTGTTATTTGCGAGCACGGACATATTTAACCCGCCACTATTCCACATATCCAATATGGGAACGCACCATTTTTTGCAAATTTTTTTCGCAGTTTGATATAGAGTTTCCGTTCCATCGTTGTAGCGGGTTGGCATTTTGTGCTCCGTCATATATATCAACTGTGTTCCGGGCCAAGCGTTCAAAATTCTATAAATTGCAGTTTCAAATGCACCGGAAAAATTCGATGTATCGAGCAAACCGATGTATTTTTCTTCAAAGTCATCGTCGCTTGACGGCTCTGAAAAATCGCCAACCGATGTAACTTTTAGGTCATTGATTCCTCCTGCAAGAAGCACAAAGTCGGGCGTAATAGGGCTTGCCGATATAGCATCGTTAATCCTTTTTAAGATATAATTCCCGCCTCCGGCAGTAGACATTGTGGAACCACTGACAGCAAAATCAGTGCAGACCATATCGTTATCAAGAGCGACAAGCTCTGCGGGGCCAAGGCGTTTATCGCCCACCAAATTACCTTCTCCATTTGATATGCTATCACCAAAATTATATATTGTTTTCCCTTTTAATGGATTTGAATAGCCATACTTCTCAATTTGTAGTTTAAGCCATTCCTGCAACAACTTACTTCCGTACTCTTCGTATTCCGTTTCTTTTTCAGAAAGTGCAACCCACGGCTTTTCTTCTGTCATGTAAAAGCACACGCATAGCAAGCCACTTTTTTCTACGTTGAAAATAAACGGGTCTGTTTTATTTTGTGTATTAGACTGCAAGACCAACTTGTTTTCTGCGTTGTCAATAACGCAAGACACCCTATGCGAATTTCCAATACAATATGATTCTCCGGCTTTAACAGGTATATTTAGATAGGATTTGTACGTTGTATTTGATGAGGTCGAAATTCTTTTTGAAATTATAATAGCTGTGTTTTCAAGCATGTTGTCTGGGTTTATAAGGTTTGCGCTAATCCGAACTAAATTTTCTTCAAGAATAGAATTTGTATTCTCTACATCTTCCTTTAGCTTGCTAACATCTTCTCTGATTTGCGGGTAATCTTCGGGAATTTCACCCGCAGGCCCCTGTGGGCCGGGGTCGCCTTTTGGGCCTTTGGCCGATACGCCGGTATCTGTATTCCCAAGCCACCAGTTGCCGTTTTCGCCAATGTGAGGTGTCACGCCGTCTTCGCCGTCTTTGCCAGCATCGCCGGTGGCTTTAACGCCAAGGGACACCCAAGTCTCACCGTTGTCATACGAAACATTCCACAGATTATCCTCGCCAATTTTCAGCTGCGGAGTTGTGCCATCATCGCCCTTGTCGCCTTTGGCTCCGTCCTTGCCATTAAACTTGCCGTTATCAGCATCATCTCTAACGCTTTGGGCAATGTCTTTTGCGCCAGTGGCGAGTTTCTTTGCTTCGGCAGATGTCGTATTCGCATTTTGCGCTTCGGTAAGAATTTGCTGTACGACACTCGGAGTAGGTTCTGCTGGTTCTGTACCGTTTGCATTTGAGTGCTTTCTTACAATGTACTCAACATCGGCAGAAATGCGTTGCACGCCGTCTGCAAGACCTACAAACACAATCGTTCCAACGCCGTACAAGTTAGCAGTGGCTTCCTTTGGAACTTTAATAACGCCAGTAACGGAATCAACAACAACTTGAACAGGCTTCTTGTTAGGTGGATTGAATGTCGCCAGTACACTCAAATTCTCCCAATTTTGCGTCTTGACGATTTGAAGTTGTTCCTCTCCGTAGCTGTCAAATGTACTGAGTTCCAGCTTTTTGCCGTTATCTACGGTGGCATTGTAGCCATCAAGTTTAATAATTCGCATTTTACTTCACCCATTCAGATTTATAAAGGCCCTGCTCGGTAAGTCCGAGTTCTTTCGCTGTGGTGTAGATTTTATCTGCATCGCCTTGGGAAATGGGGCCAATGGTAATCATCTGTAACTTGGACTTAGCAGGTTCATCCTGCACAGGCTGTTCGGGAACTTCAACCTCGGAATCATACACGCCAACGGCGTTTGCAAATCCCATGTATTGAGTAGGGTCAAGACCTTTGCCGGTAGAAGAAGCACGAATCTCGAAGTGACAATGTTTGTAAGGCGGGTTGGCCAGAGCGGCGTTGCCAGTGTTTCCCATGATTGCAAGCGCATCGCCAGTCTTGACTTTCTGACCAACTTTTACGAGCAACTTCTCACAGTGACAGAAGTAAAGGTAATTCACGACATCGGGTGTCTGGTTTGCGTCCAGCTTAACGCAGACATACCAGCCCCACTCCCATGTTTTATTGCGCTTATCTGTAACTTGTCTTGCAGTTACAACAGTGCCGGAGATGGATTTTGAACCGTAGCCGGGCATGTGAATGGTGGAATCATCCAGACCATCAATGTCAGCGCCACCATGCCAAATTTTACCACCGCCACGAGTCCACCCCCAGCGGGAATAACCAAAACGGATTCGATTTCGACCATCAAACAGCATAAAACGTCACGCTCCTTTTATTTATTTAATGAAATAAATTGCGACAACAACGCCCTACAATCTGACTTTAACCGCATCACGCCATTTCTCCGGCACTTTGTCCAGCGTAATCAGCCCGCGCTTGATGCAGCAGACATAAAACTGTACCATATCATTCACCTCCGGCCAGCATCTGGGCCAGCTCCAAAATAGCCGCCGCGTTGGCGTCCACCTGCTCTTGAAGCGTTGGCTTTTCCCGCTCGGCCAGCTCCTCTTCCGTGTAAGCGTGGTAGAACTGGCAGTCCTCGTACACATCGTAGCCGGAGATGATGTGCTCAAGGCCTTTGGGGTCGTCCTCGGTGACAGTGCCCTGCATCACTTCCCGGCTCTCCGGCACATGCTCGGCAACCCGCCTGGCGGTGTAGAGATAACCGGCTGACAGGTCGGGAGAGGTCAGTTCCTCGTTGGTGATTTCATCGTAGATTTTCATTTTTTTATCTTTCAGCTCCCTTCTATTGAATTTTTGTTATACAAATTAGAATAGTATAACTGCATTTACGCAAACATACTCGTCAGCTCTGTGTACGACAATGCGATAATATTTATGTTTACTAGGATTTAGGCACATATTGATTTGATCGCCAAGCATCGGCAACTGTGCGTAACTATTTTTTCGGATATTCACTGCATCATCAACTTTTGTGAAATTTGCGCCATCATTCGAGAAATAAAGTTCAGCACTTTTTGGCCCATTTATACCGTAACTGTTATAATTAGGGCCAATAACAAAAACAGCATGTACAGACGTCGGTTCTGGCAATTCGATGTCAATCTGCCCATCTTTTCCAGAGCCAAAATGGCATACGTTTTCGCTGTACCCGTTTTCAGTCCAGTTATAAACGCGATAATTGTGGTTAAACATATACCAGGCTGCTCCAGCGCTCGCATCATTTCCGCTTAAAGACTTTATGCTAACTTTATAACCGTTTTGCGAATTAGAACTCATTGCCGGAATAATATTTGTCAGTTCAGTGCTTTTTTCATTAGATGCAGATGCCATACCGCCCGGAATCCTTGGTGCTACACCCATCAGCAGTACCCCCGCGCAGCACATGCCGCAGATTTCTTACAATGTTTCATGCTGAACCTCCATCAACTTTGAATGACCCACCGCGCCCGGATACTGGCGGTAGGCTTTTCTCGTACCTTTACTAGCACCGCGCCGCCAACGGTTTCGGTGTGTCCCTTGTTGATAATCTCTAGCACCTCTGCCAGCGTGTCGTCGGTGTCTGCCACGCCGGTTGAATCAAATCCCACGCCGCTCAAAAACACGCTGCTCGCCGTTACCGCTGGCGCATGACTGTTGGTGCTGCTTAAATACACTCTCTGCTGGTACAGTAGGCCGTTGGCTTGGTCGGTTGTCCCGGTCGAACCCCAATTGTTTACATTCAGTGTTGCATAGTAAACGTTGGCCACCTTATCCGTGTATTTGAAAATGTCCGTGCTCCGCCCCTGCGGGTCGTATGTGCTTTCCGCCAACGCACCAACATCGTCTGCGGTCAGCACAACAGCTCCGCTCTCGCCGTTCACACTTTGCACACCGGCAGAGACGGGAGTTTCCCACTCTGCATCAAAGTTGGCGCTACTCTTTTTCGTCAAGACCTGCCCAGAGATACCACCAGAAGGGATACCGTGTGTATCTCCGCCAGTGGACTGGTCAACCCACTTCAAATCGTAGTCAGTTGCAGACTTTTTAGCCAAGACCTGACCCGATGTACCGCCAATAGGAACTTGGGCGGAACTATTCATGGTATCAGCCTTGTCGAGCAGGTCATCAATCTCTTTGCCAGTGTATTTGAGGTTGTAGCCTTGGTCAGCCATTATTCTTTCACCTCGTCTGTTTTATTGGAACCTGTATTCATTTCCAACGTATCTACGTGCAAATTCACTTCTTGACTAGCTTGCAGGTTGGCAATTTGCTCATTCTTTAACTCTGCATTAAGTTTCAAAAGAGCATTTTCAACAACCAAAGACTTGACCATAAGCGGCATTGTAGAGTTGTTGATGACGGCAAACAGGTCGCGTTGCAGGTTCATAATTACTTCATTGTCACTCATAGTGTCTCCTTTACCATGCGTTGCCTTGGTGGGCAGTTAGCAGATATTCCCAAGTGGGAGTGCCCTCTTGGTTTGTGTAGTTTACACGGGACAAAGCCACATTGTGACCGTCAATCCTTAAACGCTTACATTCAAGATAACCTAGACCATTCTCGCCACCGATTGACAAGTGTCCCTCGCCAGAACCGTCCGACTCAAACATCATAAATGTTTTGCCGGATGCGTTGCGCATAGCCATCTTGGCACCGCCTTGGTCTGTATATATGTCTATACGCTTGTCACTAGAGCCTTGGTCGCCGTAAACAGTGATGTGACCTAGCAGGTAAGAACCGCCAACGCCATCGGAATAAATTCTTACAGCGGGGGACCACTCGCCAGATGCAACTTTTTGCGACAATGTGATTTCGCCATCACCAACAATGGCTTTGCTGTAAGTTGTCTGCGAGGTTAGCGTTCCTGTGATGCTTACAGTGCCATCTTGCTTTAGCTTGAAGTTATCAGAATCAACGACAAGTGTGCCACCCTTGAATGTGATTGTTCCAGATTCAATTGTTACAGATGTTTGGTCAAGAGCGAACTTAGAACGAACATTGCCATCTGTAACGGCAGTCAATTCAAACTTATTAAAAGTTTGTTCGAGTTGCGTGTATTGAGTGCTTAGACCGCTGATGTCTTTCGTTGTCTGTTCAGCCTTTACGGTAAGGCCATCAACTGTTGCGGAGATTTCAAGAATCTTTTGTTTTGAGTTGTATTTGGCGTTATTCACCGTAGTGGTTGTGTTTCGGTTAATAGAACCTACGCTCTCGAACGTGCATCTGTTACCGGAGCGCTTAATTGATGTAATCCAAGTGACAAACTTTCGCTTACCATCCGTTACCGTTACGATGTCGCCAGCGCGAATATCAAGCGTTTCGGGAGTCTGAATGTTGGAACATGGCACATAGACCATGTTGTTCAAGCGGTCGTACAGATTCTTTACATACGGTCGTAGCGTTGCATCGGAGTCAGTAACAAGCAACTTGTTCCCGCTTATAACCAGAGCATTTGTGCCTGCCGCATCAGCGGGATAAATAACGCCTACGTCATCATCAGACTGTTTAACTTGAACTTTATCAATTGCGGTAACGGTGAAGTCGGAAAATGTAAGCTGGCCAGAGAAGTACGGAGTGCTTTCCGGCTGATACACAACATCAGCTGTGCGGAGTTTAACAACCTGACGGTCGCGGAGAATCTTGTTCTCTTTATCGTATGCCGTCTTGTGAAAGCGAAGGCTCTTAGACTTGTTCGTGGCAATAAGCAACTCCGAGTTAGTGACGTACCACGCATACTCCAATTCTCCATTGGCAGCGGCACGAATGAAGCACCCGGTAGCCTGTGCCACCATCTTCATCAGGTCGCGGCCAGTGGAACTGTTTGCCGTAAACGCCTGTACGGGATAATCACCGTTGATAGGCGGGACATTCTTGAATGTCAGCCCACACTTTGCGGCAAGACTATTTGCAAATGCCTCAATCGTAATCGGGAAATTGAGCGAGTTCAGCCAATCAGCAACATCAATGTCCAGCTTTGCGATGTTATCGTAAGCAGTTACTTTGTATTTATTGCCGCCGTCTTTCTCCGGCTTTTCGCAAGTGTAAATGCCAATCTGGTATTCAGTGCCAGTATCAGCATCAACCTTATAGTAAGTCAGAGTTGACCCTTGCGCGATGGCAAGAGAGCCATCAGAAGTAATCCAAAACTCAATGTCGATTGCATTGGCACATACAGCACCGGGCGTGATGTTATCGCTATCAGAGTTTACCTGTTCAGTCCAGCTAACGCTAACGATGTTATCGTACAAGACAGTGCCATCGGCTAACACGAACTTGTTATAGAACATCGTCAATCACCTGCCAATCTCTCATAGTTATTATATTACGCTCCTGTGCCGATAATGTCAAACTTAAAATCACGATACAGGCCATCGTAGAAATAAGCACTGTACGCAGAACCACTTGACGTAGAGCAGTAGGCTTCAAATGTCTCCGGGGTTCCGTCCTCTTTCGGGCAAGTAAACTGGAATGTCTTGCCTTGGACAAGGTTATTCATGTAAGCCATCTGCTCTCTCGTTACGGCCTTGTAAGAGAACTTTGCTTTAGGGATTCTTTGTTTGACCCACTCGATGTGCATAACTCCATCTTGCGTGCGGCCAGACCCCTCTGCGGCGATGGAGTTCCACTCCATTTGAACTCCACCGTCCGCATCAGGTTCATACAGGGGCGAACCGTTGACAAAAAATTCTGTTGACATTTTTCTGTCAAGACTAGCCATTAGTATGCACCCCCGTTAATTACAGATTGCTTGCGTTCGTAGCGAGAAGCCGCACGACCGATTGTATCATCACCGATAGATACAGACATATCCTTGTTGTTAATTGCCTGCACGACAGCCATACAGCCCTGCCAGAACACGTCTGCCATGGCTTGGTTGGCGTTCATTTGGGCTTCACCAACAGAAGATGCGTCAATGCTTACAGACCCGTTCACATTGCCAATGCCGAGTGCAGGAACACTCAACGCGGATTGCATACCAGCTGCAAGACGGCCAGTGGCAGCATAGACTAAGTTGGAGTTATCATCAATGCCATTAGCCAAGCCGCGCATGAAGTCTGGCATCCATTGTTCATAGCTGCGAAGCGGCCCCTCGTCAGGACGAGAGAAGTGCAACAGGCTAGTAATCTTGTCGGCAACCGCGTGAATTGCGTTTCCTACTGCGTCTTTAGCCCTCGAAATGCCATCAGCGAAGCCTTGAATCATATCTTTGCCCCATGTAAGAGCATCATTGACAAGGCTCGACAGGTCACATTTCTTTTTGATGTCGCCTATGACATCAGTGACTTTACCAAAGAAAGCGCGAATACCGTTCACTAAGCCTTGGACAATCATGTTGCCAAAGTCAGAGAACACTGTGGACGGAGAATGAATACCAAGTTCTTTTTTAAATCTGGCAGGGATTTCAAGTGCCCAATCAACAACTTCTTTAATTGCGCGAGGAACACCCTCAACGATGCCCTTGATAAATCCGTCAATGATAGCACCAGCAGCATCAATGAATCCGTTCACCATTTCCTTGATTCCCTCGCCAACGCCATTAACGAAGTTGCGGAAAGTTTCAGAGTGCTTGTAAAGTGCAATAAATGCAGCGCCAAGAGCCGCGACAACGAGAATAACTGCGTTTAGAGGGCCACCAACAAGCATAACTGCGTATTGGACAAGGAAAATTGCAGTCTTTACGGCAGTGATGACCGTTATAGCAGTTCTAATAACGCCGATAACGCCAGTAATAGCACCGACAACAATCGCAATTACGCCAACAATAGGAGCAATGACACCAATGACGTACCCAATCTTTTGAGAAATGCTTTGCACGGCATCGCTGTTTTGATTCAAGTAATCAGTTAAGGTGAAAATCTTTTCGAGAATCGGGCCAAATATATCTTCTGCAATGCCCCAGATAACACCCAGAGAATCAGAGAAGCCTTGAATAAAGCCGTCTGCGGCAGGTGCAAGAACATTGTTTATGATAGATGCAAGTAGCTGCATTGCGTTATCAAGGAACCACAACGCATCAGCAAACATCTGTGCACCAACACGACCCTCGCCAAAGAAGTTTTCAAGAATCGAGATGTCGATGGTAGTCATCAGATTTCCGATTGCAGAGAACAACTCTTGCGCACTGGCAAACAGGCTATCCTTGTGCGAATCCCAGATTGACTTCATGTTATCAAGAGCATCCTGCCAAGCCTGTTTCAGAGGGCTGACAATTGCTTCCATATCAGGAGTTACCTGCTCTTGGCTCCACATTGAACCTGGGTCGATTCCGAGAGTTTCACCAGCACCCGAACCAGACTTAGATTGAACAACTTCAAGTTCGTCAAACCCAGCAAGGAACGCTTTCTGCGCCTTAGAACCTTGTTTCAAAGAGTTAGCATAGTTGACATTGTTCTTAATTGCCTTGTTATAGAACGAACGCCCAGTTAAGGCAGAAAGGAACTGCGACAGCATATTAAATGCGTTTGCAATCGCTGATGCCAGCATATTGAACGCAGGTGTCAGCAAGGAAATGATAAGCTCTACCGCGGCCATGATTGCGTTACGCATGAACAGCATGTTAGACGCAATCGAGGATACGTTATCGTTGAAGCTGGCAAGACTACCAGTAGCGCCAGTGTCGAACTGCTGCGACCAGATAGCCATAGCTTGTGTGGCTTGGATGGCAGCGTTCATAATTTCTTTGATAGCGCCACGAACTAAACGATAGAACGTAATATTTTTGATAGAACGAGACAGCTGGGCAAAGAACGTGTCGTTCTTTTTGACAGCACCAGTTGCATCATTAGCGCTTCGACTAAAAAATCTAAGAGCAGTAGAGGCTTGGTTTGTACTCTGCGTTGCAGTTTGTGACGCAAGAGAGCGCTGATATTCTGCGGCAGCTAATTGCTCTGCGGCTCGCATGGATTCTTCGGCAGCTGACAGGCCACCAAACATGCCAACATTATCGCCGCCAAGAGAAGATTCTGTGTCTTTAACGGCACCATTAACGGCTCGTTTTAGCTGCTTAAAGCGGTCTAACTTCTTCGTTGCAGCGTCAAGCTGAACGCCGAGCGCATTGTATTCGCTTGCAACAGATTGTGCGCTGTCGCTTGTTATGCCTTGTTCGATGCTAACTTTGCGATACTCAATCATCAGCTGCGCCATCTGGGCTTTCAGATTCGTTACCTCTGACTTAGCCCGTCTAAACGCATCGTTGATTTGTTCTTGACGCTCTTTCACCTGCTCATAAGTAGCAGGGTTGGCTTTCGTTTTAGATACAGCAGCATCAGCAGCAGCTTTTGCGTCTTTCATCTTTTGAAAGCTATCAGCAACTTGGGCTACTTGTCCCTTTATGGCCTGACCAAATTGAGAGGACGCAATTGTTTTTGTAACGTTTGAAACAGTGTCGCCCAACTTAGAGAATTGATAGTTGAGCTGGCCGAGAGCAGTAAGCGCTTGGTCAACTTTAGCGCTAATTTCAAATCCGAGTTCATCAGCCATCTACACCACCACCCTCTTTTTTGTGTTTTGCTTTTATCATCTTGTTCCACTCCAAAGACCAAGCATAGAATCTCGCTGCATCCGCGTTCATCTTCTTGGTTTTTTCTTCCTCTGGTGTTGTGGTTAAGTTCAAGTTAAGCGGCTTTTCTGGATAAGATTTCTTGCCAAAAGAAGCGCCGAGCGCATAGGCAACATACATGCCGTTAAGCCATGCGGCAACATTGCTTGTTTCAAATTGCAACTCGGTTTTTACTTTGAAAGCATCAAAAAATGGTTGTAGCAAAAGAGGGTTGAGCGACCAGAATGTGTCATACCCAACCCCCATTGCTAACGCTTGCGGCAACCATCCTTTATAGACGGCTTCACGCATATTTTTGTATTTTACGCTTTCTTTGCGGGAACTTTCTGCACAGTTGCTTTCCCCGCGTCCGCTTTCTTGGCGAGAGACTGAAAAAAACCGCTGTTTTCCATAGCATCAGACATTGCCTTAACCAGTTCGGTAATGTCGCCGCCATCCTCGACAAACTTCTCGATTTCCTCACCGGCTTCGTCAGGGGAGATGCCCAGACCGATAGCAACAAAACCGCGAAGCATGGACATGGTCTTGCGGTCTTCACCGAGAGACACGCCAATATCTTCGAGTTGGCAGATTGTGTTAAACGTAATTTCGAGTTTCAACTCTTTGCCATTGATAATCATAATTTGTTCTCCTTGTCAAATATGACTTAGCGTAAATAAATATTGTAAAGCGCTCTCACCTCGTCCAACTAAGGACGCAAGGCACGGGGCGAGGGGAGATTCCCCTGCAAACCCCGTAAGGAGAACGCCTTGCTGCGTTTATAAGGCAGAGGGCTTCGTGGTAGAAACCTCGCTGTCGCAAGTGATAACAATTTTTGCTTCCACAACAGAACCAGTGCCAGTGCCGGAAACGTAGGTAGTGACCTGCCCAGCGAAGTAGAAAGAACCCTCGCCGCCAGCACCATCGTTACCGAAGTCCAGCTCAAAGTAGTGAGTTGCGTTGTCATCCAGAGCCGCAACTTTTGTAAAGTCGGCCTTGGTGTAGTTGTAGGTGAACTCAAAACTGCCAGTGTCTTGCAGACCTTGGATATAGCGCTTCATCTTGTCACGCAGAGTGGTGACTTCGATGGTATCAGGAGCGGAACCCAAATCAGGGAAGTCCTTGACGGGAACCAGTTCTGCGTAAGTGCCAGCCTTGGTATCGGAAGTTTTGAGGACAATATTATAACTGGAAATAGCCATTTACTATTACCCCCTAAAGGTCGTATCGGTTGATGTGTCGATAATGGCCGTGAAGCGCATCACAACACGTTCGTATTTCTGTGTCTTGTCTCCTCTGTTCGGGTCATACGAATCCATCTGAAAGCCAAGCCCTTGCATCGCGTTAGACACAAGCAAGGAAATTTGAGCTGCTTGAACTCTGTCGTTATCGCCTTGCGTATACACGTTTACATCAAAGGCGTATCTCGCATGATGCCAGCCAGCTGAATCATAAGTCTGACTTAACAGGCTGTTATCAATCTGGGTAACAATCACGGCGGGATAATGCGCATCGCCTTTGTTGTAACCTGCATACACTCGGACGTTCTCAACGTCCTTAAGTTTCGAGAGAAGATACTTGCGAATATCAATCTCGTAGTTCTTGATGTCCACGATTACTTCTCCTTTAACTCAATTCCGTTTTGCTGAAAGTAATACTTAGCCAACTTAGCGCCGTTGTCATCAAAGTATTTCTTAGCGTCATACATTTGATGTTGCGACGCTTGGCCGCACGTGAAGATGTGCTTAGAGCCATCTCTAGCTGTGTAAGGAATTTCACCGGGCGGAATCCATTGACCATAAGGGACAATCAAACCACTTGTGTAATGTTCCTCTTGGCTGGAATGTGGGCCTGTGTTGTAACCAGAATAAGGGAGCGAACCCTCTGGTTGTGGCCCATCAGCAGGGTATGGATGGTCTTGACCATTTAAACCAGTGCCGTACTCAACATAAATTGCACGTTCATCCGTGTTTTTTATACGAGTACGGTAATATTTGCCTGACTTTTGCGGTGGTTCCATATCGGCTGATTTCCGCAGGGAACTGGGGAGCGATGCTTGATAGCGCTGAAATGTTTTTTCGGTCGCATAATCCAGAGCGCCTTGCGTGTGTTTTTCAAGGTCTTTTGCAAGAAGTTCATACTGCTTGGCAAGAGCTTTAATGTTCTTTACGCCAAGCCAAGTTCTTCTTACTTGAGCCATAGAATCTCACCTGCGCTTTAGACCAATTCGGACTTGGTTGATGCTATCTGCAACACGGTCGACAACCAGATTCGGCTTACCGTCACTGGGTTTCTTATTGTGCCAGATAAGAGTTTTGCCCTCTGTGAATTGCAGAGGTTCATACTCTTTAGCTGTGACAATAATCACGAAGTTGTAGTTAGCCCAAATGCCGTTTTCCGTGCCGTAGGCATAGCCAGTAGGAGCGGAAATGTTGACCATTACAGATACAGGCTCGGAGTATTCGTATACATCGTTGCCCGTTTCATCCTCACCCACAACAGTAGGGTTGGAGAACCAAATCTCTCGCTTGTTTCGTTCAAGACTTCGCATCGCTGCTCACCGCCTTGGGAACGCCACAGAAAGGAACCACATTGCTAATGATGAAGTCCTCGATACTCTGATAAGTACGATTTACACCATTCTCGCCGTGTGAGGTTTCACCCTCTGCGCCACGTTGGTTGTACATGCGTTCAGCAACTTCAACTTGGAGAAAACTGTACCGGGACGGCACATCTTCGTTGGTAGAACCGTAAGGATATACCGCCCGGACAATCTTCTTACCAGATTGAGTGAGCAACAGAGTCAGGAGTTCATCTTCGTCTGTGTCATCAATGCCGAGCATGATTTTCAGTTGTTGAAGTTTTTCTTCCATAACTCTGTCCTCGCTCATTTAACTTTGGCTTAGATTAGCCGTTGGAGACAATCTTGGCCAGCTTGATGTTCTTAGCATCCCAGACCTTAGTCCAGTTGGCCTTAGTGCCCAGCTCGACACGGGTCGGGGAGTTCTTGGCAATCTTGCTGACATCCAGAGACATGCCCAGCGGGTGCATAGCCATGCCCCACTTGGTGTACAGCTTGTTCACGCCGCCCTTGGACTCAGGGTCGTAATCGACGTAGTTGGGACGGTCGATGCGGACGTTCCGAGCGGTAGCGATAGCACCCTCACCCAGCAGGTAGGTGGTGTAAGTTGCAACGCCATCCTTTGTGCCAGTAGTCAGGCTGTCATCGACCATAACCAGATACTTGTTCAGCAGCAGGCCAAACTGAACGCCACGGCTGTAAGCATCAGGTGTGGTAGCGATGTTGTTGACCAGTTGCAGTTTCAGCAGATTCGTGTACACACGAGAGTGCATAGCAACCATGGTCAGGTCATCGAAGTTGTCGCCCAGAGCTTCCTGCGCAGCATCAAGGAAAGTGTCAGCAGACAGACGGTTCTCTGCGGTGGGAGTAGCGGTAGTGCCAGCGCCCTTGTCGGCGGTAATGTCCTTAACATGGCTGGACATATCGTCAACAGTCAGAACGCCATCAATGACAGACAGAAGGTCTTTCTGGTTGTTCTTCTGCTGGTAGTAAGCGACCTTACGAGCGACATCGCCCAGAGGGTCAGCGCCAGTCAGCTCACGAGTGAAGTCTTGGTCTTTCCAAGCGGCCATACGGCGGAAAGCCATGCCGGTCTGCTTGGCGGCAGCGACTTCAACAGGGGTGTTGTCGGTCTCGCCATCGTAGTTCTTGGCATCGCCAGTCAGGGGTGTGTAGTTGGGGACGGTAAACACGTTGTTCTTGTCGGTCAGCACAGCGCTGATTTCGGGAGCAACGCGCAGAACGCCAGAATTGATAATCGAGGTGTGTACGGGGTCTGCTTCTTGGATGTAATCAGTGAAAACATCGGGGTCGAAGTAGAAACCACCAAAAGTGCCAGTTACAGCCATTGTTTGATTCCTCTCTTTAACTTAGATTTAGAAGTGTTTCGCCAATTTAGCGGATTCGGCCTTGTACAGTTCGGGATTCTTCTGTTTCAGCTCCATCCGTTCTTGCATAGTCATCTTGGAAAACTCTTTGTTGGCAGGAGCATTACCGTCAGAGGGCTGCTTCATACCTTGCATCAGCTCTTGGCGAATTGCGGTCGCAATCGCTTCTTTCTCCGCGTTGTAAGTTTCGATGATGGTCTGTGCGCCAGCCATAGCATCTTCATCTTCCATATCGGAGAACTTGTCAATGAGTTTCGCATAGCCATCAGACTTAATACCGCTTTTTGCCAAAGCAGATTCAATCTTGCTCTTGCGGCGGTCTTTCATCAGTGCGGCGTTCTGCGCCTTAATAGCGGCAATGTCAGCCGCTTGCTTCTCTGCATCGGTCATCTGGTGCTGCTTCAACTGGTCAAGTTCAGAAACAGCGTTCTGATATTTGCCAGCGCTCACATATTCGCCAGTGCCGAGGTCAGCCAGCTTAATACCTTTTGCTTGAAGTGCTGCGTCCAATTGTTCCTTAGTCATGCTTTCGGCATCACCAAAGATTGTGCCAAAATCAAATGCCATAGTAGTTTTCCTTTCCACTGTTTAAACGTGTTGTGAATCCACAGTCTCTTGCAGTTAAGCGCCAGCAAGATAGGCGAAATCTATCTAAAATCGGATTATTCCGACTTAGCCTTGTTAATTGCGTCATTTTCGGCGTTGTTATCGCCCTTAGTTGTAGTGTCGTTGGCTTTAGCGTCACGCTGCGCGTTCTTCGCATCGTCGGCATCCTGCGGCTTATTCGTCTTATCGCTTGTGCCATCAGGATTATTCGACTCTTGAAGCTGTTCTGGTTGAGGTTGAGGTTTCCACTTCTCAATCATGAAATCCTCGCTCATATTGAACAAGTTCTCCGGGTCGCTTGTGATGTCGCTAAGAGAAATAGCGCCGAGCGGATGAATGCCAGCTTGCAGCAGGTTAAGCAGGACTTGGCTCTTATTCAGCAAGTTGTCGGTACGATTACGAGTGAACTTGATGTCAATGTCAGACGTTTCAAGACCTGTAACCTTGTACTTAGGGAACGCTTGCAGAATTTTGAGCATGACCAAAATGGTTTCACGCTCGCTCTTGAAGAACATCTTCTCGAAGCTAAGAGCGCGGCTCTCTGCGTTCGTCCAACCTTGACCAATGATAAGTGCTTGACCTGTATTGCCACCGGCAGAAGCGCGTCTATCAGGTACACCAGCGATTGCAAGAACCTTGTTGTACAAATCCTCAACCAGAGTTTGCGTCTGGTCTTGATTCAACTCGCTGGTAATAATGTCAACGTCAGCTTGATACTGACCATTTGACTGAACCTTGATAGCGCCGAGTTCTTTCATCGCAGTGAAAGTTTCCTCGTCAATGTCGCAGTTAATGAACTTGATGAAGCTCTGAACGAATTGCTGAACACCATCTACACGGTCGGAAGCCATCTCATTGAGAGCGTCAAGGAGTTCGATAACAGGCTCAAAAGAACCCAATCTGGAAGTGTTAGCGTCGTATTCAACAATCGGGTTAATCCCCATAGGATTTGGCGTAACTTCAAATTGGGTTGTTCCGCTTACAACAATGTCCATCCAAGACGTGGCTTGGTCGCTACCATCGGCGACAGGCATCGAATACGGCAGAGAGGCCGTGAACACGTTGTCATCGGTGTAGGCAATGATGTCAACCGTATCGGTAAGACCAACACCGTGCTTTCTGTGATAAGTGCAACTTAGCAACTTCGAGTGTTCCATATTCGTGCTGTACACGCAGAAAGTGTTTCGCGGGTCAAGCACAGAAGTATGAAACGGCGGTGCGGACTTCTCTTTACGCTTCGCAGCGTAAGCAGTCAGCGGGAAAGTCGCTTTAAAACCAATACCGCACTCAAAAATCCAATCAGCAAGTTCGCGGTCAGTGTTGGGCTTGTCATCGTTCAAACACAAAGTATTCAAACGATTTACTTTATCCTCACCATTGCGCTTGCGCGGCTTGGGAGCCATTTCTGCGGCCTTTTGAGCGTCAAGCGTATCAGGTGTAGCCTGTTCACTATCGTCGCTTTCAGAGCGTGCTACATAGGTTACAGGAGAGCCAAAGCAATAGCCGGTTTTGAACTCGACAATCTCATAAGCATGGTTTTCAACAATCTTATTGTTGATTTCCGGGCGTACATCCTTAGTGCGATTCAGCACTGGTTGAATACCCTTTGCATAATTATGCAGATAGTCAATGTCCTCTGCGTTTTGCAGGTGAACCGGGATTGCATCAGCAAGAATCCGAGCGACAACAATCGCGTCTAAATCTTCGGGTTCGTAAGACGAATAGATTTTTTTTCGACCTTTGTTAAGCATTAGTTCACCCCCGGTTTGCTTGATTCCATAATAAAAGAAAAATATCGCCAAGACAACAGATTTGCGTTGAGTTGATTTCGCGCTTGCAAAAGTTGCGCTCAATTGGTATAATTAACTCATAATTAAACCACGAAAGGGGTTGACAAAATGGAATTTAAGCCACTCACAGCCAAAGAACTAGAATTTCTGGGCTATGGCTCACACACAACAATCAGCAAATACGTCGCCATGGGGATGCCAAGACACGGCGTAAGAGGGCGGTACTGGTTCATTGAAGAAGAAGTACGCAGCTGGATTCTATGCCGTGGAGAACCGATTTACATTGCTTGCCCGTGCTGCGGCAAAATGATTAAAGTGCCGAAAGAGGTGATTCTAAGTGCTAAACAATCCGCAGATGGCGAGAACGCCTGAGCAGGCAGAAGCAAAAGTCAGAATTATGAAGTTCAATAAGCTGGTTCGAGACAATCCAACGGATGTCAAACTCGTAGAAGCAGCGCTCTCCGCTTGTGCAAATGCAACCGCAAACGATGACGGGACATTTAACACGACAGGAGCGGACAACGAATTTGCGTTCAAATCAGCAATGAATCTGTACAACGTCTGCCTTTGGAACATCGCAAACACGAGAAATCTGGACGAAAAGAGAAAGTGGGTCGCTCTGGCAAAGAGTTCACTGTTGTATTTGGCTCACAAGTATTTTGATTCGTTCATGCTTTACTTGGAGTTCGACCGTAGGCCGGACAAGAGATTCTACGCTCCGCGACGGAAACAATTAAAGCGCATTGTTGACGGTTTCCAAGATGTGGCAGATGGAAAGATTGACCTCTTGACAGTTAGCCAGCCGAAGCGTACCGGCAAGACTACCCTTGGCCTAATGTTCGTTATTTGGAGAGCGGGGCTACTACCTGATAAGTCGTGCTTGCTGGCTGGCCGTGGAGATTCTCTGGTAAAGTCGTTCTATGATGAATGTCTTAACATCATGCAAGACAAAGCAACGTATAACTACTGGGATGTGTTTCCGGGCTGCACGATTGCAAACACTAATGCCGACCAAAAGACAATCGACCTTAACTCAAAGAAGCGTTTTAGCAGCATCGTTTGCAAGTCCCTTAGTGGCCAAATGACGGGCGTGGTCGAGGCTTCAAATATTCTATATATTGATGACCCCGTACAAGACCAACTTGAAGCGAGAAATATTGAACGCTTAAACACACTCTGGGCATCCGTATCTGATGATTGCATGGGCCGTCGCAAAGAAGGAGTGCCAATTATCGCACAGGGAACTAGATTCAGCATCAATGACCCGATTGGTAGGCTTCAATCAATTGCACCGCAGATGGGGTGGAGAGTTCGTATCGTAGAGGTTCCAGCACTTGACCCGCAAACAGACGAGAGTAACTTTCACTATAAGTACGGATTGGGGTTTAGTACGGAATACTACCGAAATGAACGGAAAATGCTCGCTGACATTCAGTGGCAAAGTGAATACCAACAGCGCCCAATTGAGGAACGAGGTACGGTGTTCAGCAGGAACGACTTGCAGTATTATGACAAATTGCCAGATTTGGAGTGGGATGCTATTCTTGCGGTAACAGACCCGTCCGAGGGCAAAGGCGATAACACCTGTATGATAGTTGCTTTCGTATCTGGAACGGAAGCCTACATCGAGGACGTTGTATTCTCAAATGCTCTGCCGGAATACAATGCACCTAAGTGCGGAATTATGTGTGTTAAGTACGGAGTTAAGATTTGTCAAATAGAATCTAACGCCAATGGTTTGCTATTCGCTGAAAAGGTAGAGACTCAAATCAAAGCCATGAACGGTAGAACCAGCGTGAGAACGAAACGCACAACCGCTAACAAGGAAACAAAGATTATTGTTGCATCCGACAATATTCGCAACCATTTCTGGTTTAAGAATCCGAACTACTTAGACCCGGCAAGCGAATACGCACAATATCTCAGAAATTTGTGGTCTTACAGCCAAGTTTCCAAAAATCTGACCGATGACGGCCCGGACTGTACCGCCATGATGGAGAACATGATAGGAACACTGACAGCAAGTAAAGTGACAGCCTTTAAAAGACCGTTTTGATGGTTGACTTTTGCAGCAAAATGTGCTATCATACTGGTATAGGTTCTATTCGGAAGTTGCGGGCCGGATAGACCCGAAAACTGAATAGAGCCTAACAAGAACAGCTATCAAGATGTAACCGCAACTACGTCTTGGTGGCTGTTTTTGTTATCAAATGGAGATGTATAACAATGATTATGCGCACCGAGAAAAACAAAAATTACACAGTGATGGGCAACTATCATCTGCGGGACAAAGAACTGTCTCTCAAAGCCAAGGGACTGCTGTCTATTATGCTGAGTTTACCTGACGGCTGGAACTTCTCAATCAGCGGACTTTCAACACTTTCGAGCGATGGTGAGTCTGCTGTTAGAGCAACTTTGAAAGAACTAGAAAACAATGGCTATTTAAAGCGCAATAAAGTGCGATGCAACGGCAAAATTACTGATTGGGAATACATCGTTTATGAGCAAAAAGCAGCAAACAATTCAGTTGATGCAAAGCCAGTTGTTGAAAATCCACATGTGGATAGCAGCACCCAATTAAATACTAAAGAAATAAATACTAAAGAAATAAATACTTTCTCAACATCGCCTTGCGATGCACCAATTCCTGCGGAATCGGTGAGAAATGAAAAAACAAAATCTCTTTGGGATATTAGCAGAGAAATAACAGGAAATGACCCATTTACTTTTCCCTATCAGCCTACGAGCGATAGCGAGGAAAGCAGCGCCGCAGGCATAGTAAAGAAGAAGCCGCTTGTTAAAAATTTAACAGATATGGATAGGGCGACGCTTTTCAGCAAGGTATGCGACATGGCAATTGGGAATGAAATTCTCTTTGCGTTGCATTGTGGCACAAAACACGGAATCGCAAATCTCACAATTAAAGGAGCGTTTGACTGTTGGCTCGACAATGCACTATACCGTGAGAGCGCGAGAGAAGCCTATTTAAGCAAGTTTCTTGAAGCATGGGAAAATATCTGTGATAACTGCGCAGACCGTTTCTGGATGCCTGCGCGTGGCGGAGAGGGCTATGTATGGCAGAACGTGATTAGAAAGTACGCAAGAGAATGGAATCCTGGCACTTTAAGCGAACGCCGGGAAGCTAAAGTAAAGGAGATTTTGGATGAAGATTCTGCATTGGATTGAGGATGATGGTTACTGGATTTGTCCGATTTGCGGGCTTGAAGCTGGAAACCCAGCATATTACCCTGATTGCAGATGCCCAATTTGCGGATTCCAAGACGAAAAAGATAAGAACGAAGAAGATAAGAAAGAGGTTCATAATGAGCGCTGAAATTTTCAAAATGATTGCGTATGGCGGCATGATTGTATTCTTGAACTGTATTGTAGCTGGGCTTATTGACTTGCTTCTCGGTGCTTTATTTTTAGACTTGGGAGATGCAGACAAGGAAGAAGCGGCAGAGAAATGTCTTATCCTTATTATTGTGATTGCCGCAATTGCACTAATTACTGCTCTTGACGGGGCGCTTTTGTATTCTGCGCTCTCAAACAAATAATCCATAATTTGCAACATTCGTCCATTCCACTTTTTTATGCGGCATGGTAGAATAAATTCAGAACGAAAGGGAGTGAACAAATGAAAATTTTCAATGTTGGGGACAAGGCAAGAGTCAGAAAAGACCTGGTTGGCGGTGAAATGTACGATACCTGTACTTCTCATACTTGTCTTTGCAACGCAACAATGACACTTTTCGCCGGTTATGTCGTTGTCGTTTGTGGAAAAAATGACATAACTGGTATAATGCACTTGCGCAAGGTTGAGGATGAGTTCACGACAACCATGCCCTTTGAATGGTCTGACGATATGCTTGAACCGTTAGAAGTAGAAGAAAAACAACCGCACAATAACAAAGCAAAGAAAGGCTTCAAGGTAGGAGATAAAGTCGTCATCAAGACAACGGTTTCTCGCGGAGAGCATATTGGCCACATAACCATTCAACCTTTCATGTTTGACCAAGCATACAAAAAAAGTGACATGTCGCATAGCCGAAAAAGAATTGGCACCGTAACTAGAATTGTAAATGACCATGACGACTATTACGCATTTAAAGTTAGTTTTGAGCATGACGATAGAGAGTTTACATGGCCGCGAGACGCATTTGAGTTGTACGATGGCGATAATGACAAGCCAAAATCTCCAAAGCATAAAAAGAGCGTAGCTTCCACAGCTGATTACAGTGGTTACACGCCTAAGTCCGAGTTCTACTGCTACGACTATCTGAATAGACCCGCAACTTTCAGTAAGAACGCCATGGAAAACATCACAAAAATAGAAGTAACTGTTATGTCTGGCGATGAAACTGGTTGCTTCTACGGAGTCTACAACGGCAAACATTGGCAATACAAATTCGACACAATGACAACTTCTCGGTTTCAAAGTTATGATGATGGCTCTTACACGGTAGAGGGTAAAGAGAACATCGAGAAGTGGATAAATTGGAATTATGACCATGAAAAGGCCATTTACGCAGAGTATTCTATGGAGCGCATGAGAGCGTTCCGCAAGAGGGAATAACAAATGGACAGTGAACAGAAAAGGCTTTTGGCGAAGCAAAGACACGCATATTACGAAAATTACCGAGAATTATGGAAAGCGAATGGGCTTTGTCAGCATTGCGGCCATGTGAAAGAAGATGCAAGATACAAGACTTGCGAGAAGTGCCGGAAACGCAGCAGAGAAGCCAATGAGAAGTATTCTGAAATCTCTGGTATGCCACGCAGGGATTACGTCAGAATCTTTGCAAAGAATCGTAGAGACAGGCTAACGTCAGAGGGGCTATGCTACGTTTGCGGAAAAGCCCCGGTAATGCCGGGTACACGGTGGTGCGAGAAATGTTCCGCAGATGCTACAAGGCGAAGAAAGGAGTTAAGAAATGAAAGCGCACATCAGCAGACCGACCGGGCAGATGCAGAAAGCGATTGACGAGTATGCTGACAAGAAAATTGCCGAAATTCAGCAAGCAGGAGCGAAAGCGGTCGAAAAAGAGCGATACGACATTGCCACAAGAGCAAGTTATCTGTGCTTGCTGGCGTGTTATCAGGCTGGACTTTCCCCTAAAACGCTGCGGCGCATCCAGAAACTTATGACAGGATGCGTTGCGGAGAAGTATCAAGAGTACAGAAACGACCAGCTTGCAGACCTTTGGGCGCAAGTCACACTGCAAGAAATTGGCGTTGAAGTAGAAGAAACCAAAGAAAAGCTATGAAAGGCGGTAATAACATGAAGATTATTCTCGATGTAGGCGCATATATGCCAACTTATGCTCATGATGCTGATGCTGGCATGGATTTGCGTACTCCTGTGGCGTTCATCGTACCTGCACATGGCAGCTATACGGTGGACACTGGTGTTCACATCCAGATTCCTGCTGGGCAAGTAGGATTTATTAAGTCTAAATCTGGGTTGAACGTGAAAGGCGGTTTGACAGCGACAGGGGTCATAGATAGTGGTTTTGCGGGGAGTATCCGCGTAAAGCTGTACAATCACAGCGACGAGGACTATATGTTCAGCCGTGGCGACAAGATTACGCAACTTGTCTTGCTCTATATCGCAAAGCCGGAGAATGGGTTTGAGGTCGTTGACCATTTCGAGGAAACGGAACGCGGAGATAATGGCTTTGGCTCAACAGGGAGATAAGCATGAATGTAAGCGTAGAACATCGGCTCTTGATGGGCCACATGGACGTTGAACGGATTCTGGAACGCAAGCGTCATCTTAGGATGCGCAAGGCAATGTCTAACTACAAGTTAGCAGTACACAATAAGCAGGAATGTGCAAGGGAAACGTTTCTTGATGAAGTTCTTGAAATCGAGAAAGATTTTCAAGAAGAACTGTACGAATACGACAAAATGTTTGATTATGCGCTCTATTTCGAGCGTGAGAAAAAGGAGAACGACAAATGATTTGCAACATTGCTCTGTCCGAAGAAGAATTTTCCAAGGCTCTTGCCGCTGGCGCTGATGGCATTGCTCTTTTTGAGTACAAAGACGGCAAGCCTACTGGCAAAAAAGCTGTTTTCAAGCCTGTGGCAGTCGCTAAGACCATTCACAAGAAAGACGATACCAAGCAGGAGAAGAAGAGCGACGACATCATTCCTGCCTACTACGGCGGCGAGGATAACGCCTATGAAGCAATCAAGGTAATCGATGCTTGGGGATTGGGCTTCGCTCTTGGCAACGCCGTCAAGTACATCTGCCGTGCTGGCAAGAAGAAAGACAACAGCAGAGTACAAGATTTGACGAAGGCACGCTATTATTTGGAGCATGAGATTAAAGCAGAGAAAGGCGAGGCTTGATATGCAAGTTAAACTTATCGCACACTCCATGCCGATTGAGGACTGCGGAGATTTTGATGGTCTGAAGCTCGGTCAGATGTACAATCCAATTAACATTGTCGAACGGTGCGCAAGCGTCTGCTACGACAGCGAACCGGATTTCGACAAGTTCCGTATCGCCAAGGGCTGTGCAAAGACCGGGCACATGAGCGTGTATGAACACGCATATTTCACATTCCACATAAGTGGAATTAGTCGCGCATGTCTGGCACAGTTGTCAAGACACAGACATATAAGCCTGTCAGTTCGTAGCCAGCGCTATTGCGATGAAAGCGGCAACGGTATTCTTGGCTGTATCATTCCTAAGGCTTTCAACGACGAGCAGTTTGAAATCGCAATGCAGGCTTACAATGATGAAATCGACATGTATCAAGTCCTGCTGGCAAGCGGAGCAGCAAAAGAAGATGCTCGAATGGTGCTGCCTAACGCGATGGAAACTGAATTGTACCTGTCAGCCAACGCGCGAGCGCTGATTGAAGCAAGTCATTTGCGGCTGTGCAACAGAGCACAAGAGGAAATCAGAACGATGTTCGGCAAGATGAAGAAAGAAGTCGAACAAGTTTCTCCCGAAATCGCAAAGATGATGGTTCCGCAGTGTGAGGTAAATCCGAGTTATCCGTTCTGTACAGAACGCGAATCCTGCGGAAGACACAAGACACTGAAAGAGGTGTATAAGAGTGACGTATAACGCACAAAAAGTCTCGAAATACTGTGACGAAATGTCCGATAAATACGGAGCTGGTGAATGTGAGAAGCACTGCACCGTAGCAGACCTCTGCGAGCGCTGTGATGGTGATTTTGACAGCCTGATTGATAATGATACCACATACGCGGACAGAGCCGTAGAAAGACTCGACAAGGCCCACGCAGACGATGTGGCGAATAGCGTTCTGGTGGAGTATTACAAGAAAGAACTGGAAAAACGCGACCAAGAGATTGTCGCACTGAAAGAGATGAACAAGATTCTGGCAGAGAGCATCAGAAACTTGTCAAACAAGGGGTGAAACAATGAAAGCTGTAATTCTTGCAATGCTGTTTATTTCTCTATATTTTGCAATCGGAATTGCGGTTACGTGGTTCGTCACGCAGCTTGTCACCGGGGACAAATACAACGAACTCACATACCTTACCGTTGCTCTTATTTGGCCTGTCATGGTTTTCGTGTGTATCATCGCTGTGATTGTCGGATACGTTTTTAAATTTGCATTTTGGTTGCAAAAGAAGTTCAAAAAACATTAAATTTGCAACAAAAGTCCATTGAAATTGCTTGCCGAGTATGGTAAGATATAAGTGTTCCAAGGGAACAAACCAGATAGCCATTTGAACGATTGCCTTCTGGGGATGAACTGCTGTGTGAGTTCTACCAGCTGCCGCCGAGAATCTTAAAGCACAGATTTCCTACTGCTGGGAATACTCCGATGCCATGAGCAAGGAACGGCGGATTCTGCCGACATAGCGACTGTTCGCGCTCGCTTTCAATTTTACGGCAACTTACAGAGCAGCCGTAAAAGAGAGTTGGTCGGCATTATATTGCGGATTAGCCAAGTGGTAAGGCATGGGACTTTGACTCCCTGATTCGCTGGTTCGAGTCCAGCATTCGCAACCACGTTTACTTGTCCATAAGTAAACCTCCTATTCTGCGCGAGGGTTTTCGTGTTCATTTTACCTCGTGCGCGAGCATTTTATACCTCCGCCCCGATATGCGTATTCAGTCCGTGGGGTTCAAGACGCAGCGGACTATTATGGCTCTTTAGTTCAACGGTAGAACACCCGGCTCATAACCGGGCAGTCGATGGGTCGACACCATCAGGAGCCACCACCGGGTTCTCCATGCCCGAATTCTCCTTTATACGTTCTCCAAAGTTTGCCGCAGACTTATAGTAGTTGAGGTTTAGGCATTTCCCTTAACTGTGAGTTAGAAGCGGCACTTTTTATGCTGGATTATCTCAACTGGTAGAGAACCTGTTTTGTAATCAGGGGGTTCGGGGTTCAAGTCCTCGATTCAGCACCAAGGCCGATGATACGGGTAAAGGTAGCAGAGCCGGACGCGGCAATTGTGTTCCCCGTTAGGCGACCCCAGCGAGCCTACTGACAGTGCGTAACATGCTGGGCTTTTAACAGGCTTATGCTGATAGGCTTGCTAAAGAAACTTGCAAGGCAGAAAGCATGAGCCTTATTTTTTAGATGTTCCCGACATTTATGTCGGAGAGAAAGGAGACCACTATGATTTTCCCTGTTGGTGCTATTATTGCCACGCAGAACGCTGTGGCGCGTCATCGCCGAGAGGAAGAGAAAAGGCGAGAAGCCGAAAAGAAAAAGAAAAAGCAGGAAAACAAATAATAGGAGGCTTGCCATGAAATTCAGAAAAAAGCCTGTTGTCATTGAAGCGTACCAGACGCAGGAAGAACTTGATATTTTTACGCTGGAAGGCGTTATGCACGCTGCTCCCGGTGACTGGATTATCACTGGTGTGAACGGTGAACAGTATCCGTGCAAGCCAGACATCTTTGAAAAGACATACGAGCCTGTAGAGTGAACAGATCGCGGCAAGCCTTATTTATCCCGCACAGCCAACTTTGTTATGCCAGTGCCATGGGCAGACATAACAATGGACAAGGGCGACTCGCACCAAAGCAACGGCGAGCAGTCAGGAGCAAGACCTGCGTGTGGGCTTAATTTGAATTTAGAGGTGCAGATAGTGGACATGCTGGTAAATTGTATCCAAGCAGTAGCAGTCGTAATTATTATGATTCTTTGCTTTATTGCGGGCTATGAAGCTGGCAAGAACGATGCCACTACGCACAGCAAACGCCGTGAATATCCTATCATGATGGAGCACAAGCACGGCGAATAAACTTAGCCATTCTCTTGCGGTTTTCATATTCAGTATCCTTTCGGGAAAAGACCTCTAGCTGCAACTAGGGGTCTTTTTCTATGCAGATAGGGCTTGATTTTTGCCGCAAACAGTGATAGAATATAGACGGGTGACAGGGTTTGACGCGCTGTTTGTCATAAAGCAGAACTCCTTTTCTCGAAAAAGGCTCTTGCGAGTAATCGCAGGGGTCTTTTTTGTTGCAATCAGAGCAGAATCGTGGTACAATGGAGATGCTAACAATCCTAGTTTGGGATTTTTCCAACTCAAAGGCTTTTGCGGATAAACCCGTGGAAGCCTTTTTTGTTTTCGCGCGAATTTTTGAAATGACAATAGGGAAGAAGCTAAATTCGAGTTAAGCGAGCGAAAAAAAGAAAGGGAAAGAGGGAGGAAGGAGTAAGAGAATAGAGAGAGATAGAGATAGTATATTATATACTATGGTCTTTTTTATTAAAAATTTAGTTAGAGAGATAATACTATAGGCTGCGGCTGTCGCCAGACCCCCGGCCCCCGGCTCATGTTCCACCGCATACGACGCGCCAGGACGTGGCAAAACACGGCAAAAATCACTTGCTAATTGCTAATTATGCCACAAATACGCTACAATAGCCCTATAAAGCCCTATAAACGGCTTGCAATGCCCTAGGCATATACTTTTATACCTTGCATATAAAACGCCTTAAAACGCCTTACAGCCCCATTATAGCGCATATGGCTATATAGTGCCCTATATTATGCCCTCTCCCCTGCCCTGCCGCGCTATGCACGCCCACAAATAGCGCTTGCATATCCCCTTCCCTGCTAACTCTGAGTTAAACCAAAAAAGAGGGCTGCAAAACAGCCCCCTAAAATCTATCTTGCGTGGTATCCTTGACCCTTGCCAATGAAAGCGGAATCAAACCAGCGCAAAAGCAATATTGCAAGTATCAATACTTTTTGCCCCCTTTGCTGTACAGGTAAACGCCCAACTCGCATAGCCCAGGAACTACCATAAAATATACCAGGATAGCAAACACGCCAGTATACATCAACAAATCACCTCGCCCGTTTCAGCGTTCACCCACGCATTGCCGCTTATCATGGCAACCTTGCCGCCACGTGTAAAGAACCGTTTCAACGCTACAATCTCACTACCACTCAGCCCAAGCTCCTGCATTGCCATCGTTACTTGGCGGCTAGTTGTGCGGCTATAATTCATTGCTGCATCGGCGTTGCGTGTGCTGATTTCATCCACACCAGAAGCGGTTATATGCGCCGTAAAAATGCGGCTTGAATAACTGACCATCGTAAAATAGTCATCCTCTTTCTCGCGTAGCCAGCCAGCTTGTGCGTACGGCATATAGCGCAGCCTGTTTGCAACCTCAACGCATTTATAAGTCTCATAATATCCGCCGTGGATTTCGTGTGCTGTGTAAGTCATAATAATAAAACCTCCATAAATTGTATTTAGAATTTAATTTTAAAGTAACTTCCAGCGTGATAAATTGTGTCTTTGCGCGGTGCTGCTACTTTCTTTCCATTGTAATAGGTCGCTGTCTCTTGACGCTCGGCGCGGTATAAATAAGCGCCGGAGCCGTCCCGCGTGATTCTTCGCGGACTGCTGCAAAACTTGCCAACCGCCCGCCGTGTTATAATTTCCATTGTAAAACCCCCTTAAAATGTTTTTGTTTTGCTAGATTCTATAATGGATTATAACACACTCTATTCATTTACTACATAGACAATTATCTCATAGTTATAGACTATAGTTGCAATTAGTACAATATTATATAATTCCCAGTTTTTCCCAGTTTTCCCACATTTTGACAACGTGTCACATTACATTGCATCGCATCACATTTTCCACCACATTTACATATTTACCATATTTTACCATTTATCCCACTTTTTCCCACTATTCCCTATTTTTTCCAGTATTGCCAGTTTTTCCCATCTTTGCCAGCCATATCCATTTTCCAGTCAATATAATAATTACTATACGATATACGATTGTCTCTATACGATACGATTCGACAACTCCCCTTCCCTGCTACGATTTACGATACAGCAAAAGCGCTTGCACCACTACGATACAAGCGCCCTGCTATATTCACACACACGATAGAGACTACTTAAAAACCATTATTCCATGCCGTCCAGCCATAACTTGATAAATCCGCTTTATCCTGCTCTAGCTGCTCTTTGCGCTGCTCTAGCTGTTCTTTTTCGTCCAGCAGATTGTAGACTTCATCTGTTCCCTGTTCCGCATATTCCAGCTGTTCTTCAATTTCATCCAGCTTGTAGCCGATATTATCTATTTCTTCGTCAATTCTGTCAATCTGTTCCGCCCGCATTGCATAACTCATAGTTAGTATTTTCTCCTTCCGTAGTAGTGTCCGCTATTCCGTTTGTAGCGTCCTTTGTTTACAGGGATATAACTCTCTGTCCAGTTGTCGAAAAGTTTCAAACACAAGAAAAGCAAAAACATTTATCAAGCCTCTTTCAATGAATTAAAAACCGCTTTACTTCCGATACACGTACAAAACCATAATACACTGTTGGCAATTCCTGCTTGAGCTTTGCCGCGTCCAGCGTCTCCCTCTTTGCTTTACTTTCCTGTATCTTGTATTCCCCTGCCGTGAAAGTATTTCCCCCACGTTCTGCAAGTTCATCAAGCAAAAGCGCTTTAATTCGCTCCTGCTGTTTGTTCAGTTCTTCCATCTGTCTTTTGTTCCGCTTGTACTCGCTGCACAGCATTTCAATTTCTTTTTCGTTCATTTTTCCACCTCATTCAAAAATTTGCCTTGAAGTCTTTCAGATAGATTTTTTCGCCCCACGCCATAACATACGCCATACCGTCCGCGTCCCACTGAATAGACACAAGCGCCAGCGCCTTGCCCTTGCGCAGCACCACTTGGAAATCTTTGTGTTCGCTGCAAGTTCCACCTGTTGCCACAATATCCACAATATCCGCGCTATTTCTGTTCGCAGTATAAAGGGACTTTCGCCCCCTATACTTTTGCTGCAAAGTTTTCATTTTACAACTCCCCCGTTCTTAATTGCGTCCAGCACCTTTTCCGCGCTGTTCACACTGCTTTCGCTGCTACCTTGATAGTTTCAACCATCTTTTCACCACTTGTTAAGTCGCTGTTATTGCAAAGTTCTTGCATATAAACACAAGCCGCGTATTTATAGTCTTTCTTGACTTTCTGCTCAAACTTTGCTTTCACTTTCTCGTCACATATTGCCACATTGCCATACCCCCATGTACTGTAATTCCTTGCTTTCTCGTTGTTAAGGTTAGGCGCGGGGCAAGTCTCGATATACTTAAACCCAAGTCGGCGGAACATGCCCATGTGTGCCAGCGCAAACGATAGCCGCCCTGCGTCTATGTTCTCGCTTGCCCTCTTTAAGACAATCTCAGGGCAAATAATCAGCTCAGGACTCCCGTCAATCTTGTCTGCAAAACCAGTGATAATCTGCACTCTAGTCCCCTGCCGCTCAATTTCCCTCACTGCCTGATACAAATAGCGTCCGCACTCCATGTAGCGCTGCCGCTTGACTCTCGCAGTGACACACATGTCAATAAACAGCGTCAAAACCTTTTGCTTTTGCGGCACTCTGTAAACCTGCCGCATGGAGTCCGGCAATCCCTGCATAGCCCTTGCTACGTTAGGACTGCCGCCCACATAGTAATTCCGCACTATTGCTTTGTTCGCCGGTGCGCTAAAGTCGTTGCCACAGCTATTGATTGCTGCAATCCCACTATCCCATCCATTGACAAACAACTCTGCCGCCTGTTTAAAGTCCTTTGTGCCAGTAAAGTCTTCGCTGTTCGTCTCGCTGTCGTTTTCATCGTGGAAAGTCTTATTGTTAGGCGCAGTCGTGATAAAGTTGTAAAAGTCCATCATAGTGTTGAATTTTTGAGTGTAGAACATTTAGAACACTCCCTTCCACGCGTCAGCGTATTTGTTATTGACGGTCAAGCGCTCGCTAATCATATGCGCAGCGTCTTTGCTCAAGCCCTTTGCAATGCACTGTTTGATACAGCTTGCAGTGTCCAGCCCGACCGACTCCATAGCGGTGACGTTCTGAGCGCAGCGGTACGAAAGAATCATATTCACGCCAACAGCCTTGCAAGCCTTGCGCAAGTCGTAAATAAAAGCAATCAAGTCTTTGTTACCGTTGGTTACTGCATTGAAAATATCTTTGCTGTAATCAATATCGACCACCGCGAAACGGTCAAGCGTTGCGGCGTCCAGCTGGTAACGTCCAGTATACTCAGCGCCCGCACCAGTGCCGTAAGTATTGCCCGCGCAGATAAATCGGCAATTTTCGTTTAACTCGACTTTACCGCAAGGAAAGTCAAAGTATCTGTTTGCAATCGCTGCATTGAGCGCCACAAGCACTTCGGGAATACTTGCGTCCATTTCATCCAGGAAGAACACGCCACCATTGCAGCAGAAGTCGTAAAACTGTGTCTTGCTGTAATGTCCATTAGCGTCTACAAAGCCGGTGAACTTGTAAATATCCTGCACAGCACCACTAAAATAAAAATCCATGTTCAGCGCACTTGCGGCACTCTTTGCAATGCTGCTTTTACCAGTACCAGCCGGGCCGCTCATGAATACAGGAACGTTCGCGGTGACGTATTTCAAGATAGTTTCAAACATTTCATGCTGGACGCCACCAGCAGATTTTTTGCTACCGTCTGGCAACTTTACTACAATTTCCTTTTGCGGCAACTTGCCATACTTTTCAAAGATGAAAGTGTCAAGGTCGGCGCACACTTTGTTGAAGACTTGCTCTTCCTTGATTTGCGCCAGCATTGCCAGCGCTGCGCCTGCTGCCGTGAAGTCTGCCGCCTGATTTGTGGGAATTGCTGCGCTGTTCGGCTTGTGTGCGTCTGCATTGCGGTCAGATTTTGCCGCGCCATGTTCTTCACGCCATTCCGCAATAGCGTCGTTCAGCTCTTTCAAACAGACAGTCAAGTCATCCTTGACACCGCGCTCAATGACTTCGCCATTGCAAGTGTAGCGGTATTCGTTGGGAACTTTCTCAAACATGCGTCCGTCACGGCTGCACATAATGCGCTCAACATACTGTTCCGCACTGTTACCGTTGAGGGCTGCGTCCTTGATGATAGACTTGTCAATGCTATAAGTGTTCCGCTTGTTTCTGTAAAGAATAATTTCCATGATTTTTCTCCTATCGTGTGTGTTGTGTGTGTTTTTTGTGTTCCCTTGGAACGTCTATATCATATCACACCGCAACACGCTTGTCCACAGGATATTTGTTGCAAAACATGCACTTTTGTTGCAACTATAAGTTAGGCGCATTTTGCCCATATTTTCAAGATGTATTATATATATTATATATAATTCCCCTACCCCACTACCCATTGTGTTTATATGTTTTAGACTCGTTACGGGGAAAAGAACAAGCCCGGCAGGGGAGTGGAGTAAACCACCCGCCCACCGGGCCGGTATCTATTTTCGATTGCGATTAGCGATTAGCGATTGACTAATTGCGATTTAGCGATTGCGGTTAGTCGCCGAACAGCATATCGACCAGCATCTTTGCGATTTTTTCGCGGGACGGCTTGCCATCCTCTTTGCGATTACACTCTCCGCAACGCTCTTTCTTTTCCTGCGATTCTTCCGCATCCTGCGGTTCATCGTCATTTTCGTCATCGTCATCGCTGTTGATGTTTGCGAGCGCAGCCATTGCGCGAGGGTCGTTTGCAAGGTTCTTTGCGATAAGGGCAACCTCACGCATAGAAACGCCAGCCTTGTCACACATGATAAGACACATGCCGAGAATGTCGGCATTAGTACCCTTCATGCCACTGAAACCAATGAGTGCGCCATCGTCGTTTGCATTGTTGTTGAGGATGTGAATTACACCCTTGAAATCATCGTGCTCCGCAAAAAAGTCTTTGCAAACCTTAGAAAATTCATTGATAGTCATAAAACAAAATCTCCTTTTATTTTGTTCACAGCGATAAGGTTTTCAAGCGATTTGCTTGTTTCCTGCTGTGCTTTTACTATATCACATTCGATTGCGATTGTCAATAGGGAATTTCAAATTTCTTTCGATTCTCCCTCGATTGTTTTGCCGGACTTGTAATCTTCCAGCATCTTGTCGAGTTCGGCATTGCTTGCAGTTGCCACGGGATTGTTTGCGGTGGAAATCTGAATCTCTTGTTTTGCAGACCAGCCACCGCCGTTGTTCATCATTCCAACATACAGCAGGGGCGGCATCTTGCCGGACAATCCTAATTGCGATTTAATTGCCATGAAATCATTCTTAGCTTTCTGCACAAGTTCAGACGCAGACACATAGATTTCATCACCGTTGCCGTCAATCACGGATTCTTTGCGCATCTTTGTCGATTGAATATAATCCATCTGCGAGCGAGTCATGCCGACGAAACTACACCAACCCAGATAATCTGGAATTAGATAAGTGTCGCTGTCGTAAATGTACTTTAAGTATTCAATCTCCCAGTCGAGAACTTTTTGCGCAGTGACTTGCGATGGCTGTTTCACTGTGATTGCTAGACCTTGCAGCAGCGCACGGATGTTGCCTTTATCTTCCACAGATTCCGGCGGTGTCTTCCCTTGCATGAAACGTTGTTTGGCTAACACCAAGTTACCATCTTCATTGCGATAGACCTGTGTTTCCTTGGGCTTGTTTTTTGCCCCTTTAGTCCTCGCCATCGTATGCCACCGCCTTTGCGATTTCGCCATAGATTCGTTTCATGTCAAGCATGTAAGTCGCTTTCAGGCTCGTTCTGACCTGCTCAATTCGCTGTCTGGAAAGCCCAAGCTCTCTTGCAATGTCAGACTGATTCGCGTTTGGATTCTCTACGAGCGCCTTTGCGATTCTCTGCCATGAGCCATTGCCGTGCTTGGGGAAAACATTATGTTCAAACGCCCATGGAATAAACTTGCACTCGCAGATGCACTCTTTGCTGCGAAGAAAAGAATCCAAGTCTTTAGTCCACATGATTCGCTTTCCGCAATGTCTGCACTTTAACTCGTACTTAACAGCGTACAGAATCCCATCCGACTTGCACAGATTCGTTTTAATATCCTCGCATCCCCAGCCATGCGGTTTCAGCTTTAGGTTCGCTTTTCGTAGCATAGCTGCTTCTTCGATTTCCCTGCGCTCACTTTTGAGCATAATATCCCCAGTGCGATTAAGACGATTATAGCAATTACGGCACAGATAGCCAAATTGCTTGTCTTTATACCATGCCTGTTGAATTTCTTTTCCATGCACGATTACAGGACTTGTCTTAGCGCCGCAGTAACCGCACGAGTGTCGTTTCATTGTACCCATTTTTTAAACAACTCCATCCAATCTTCAAATCTCATAGTTACGAGCCAGTCACCACCATTTTTGCGATGAATCACTGTCGGCTTGCCGTCTTTCTGCAACTCGCTATCTCTAACAGCCTGTTGCATTGCCAACTCCAAGTTAAGTTTTTCGACTCGCTTTACTTCGATGTGGATGCCGGGAACGCCAGCAACATCGGCTTCACCGTCTTTGCTGTTTCCCCTGCACTGTGCGCTTCTGTGAGCGTCAGGAAAGCCGTTGTCGATGAACATGTGAGCAACTTCCCGCTCTCCTATTTTGCCCTTATTCCGGCTCATTCTGCCTATCTGTGAACGCGTCTTATTCTTTTTCGTCTGCATCTTCGTCTGCATCAAGTTTCTCCTGCTTTTGCTTTCTGCGATAATTGCGAGTAAGCGAATCCTTGACCCACTTCTTGCGCTTTGAGTTGGCGATAAGACCGAACCAACGGCACTCTGTAAGTTGCCATTCAAAGTCCCATGATTTGCCGCTTTTTGTTCTCTTGTACTGTGCTTTCTTCATGGTGATTCACCTCAAAACGGTAATTGTTGGCCGGAGCAATCCTCAAAGCCATCTTCATCAACTCCGAGTTGTCTTATTTGCTGCGTTTCTGCGTTGAACACGCAATCAATAGAACCAACTCTGCCCTCTTTGTTCTTGCCAAGAATCACCTTGTAACCATCCTCGTAGCCGTTATGCAGGAGAATAATCACATCGGACGCTTCCTCGATGCCGCCGGATTCTTTGAGGTCTGCCAGCGTAGGCGGCTGCTGTGCGCCTTGGCGATTGATTTGTGCAAGAACAATAGTAACGATTTTCTCATTCTGCGCCATGACATGTAGGTCGTTGATAGCGTTCGTGGTGAGTTCATAGCGGCCCTGCCCGTGCGATTTAACGATTGTCAGATAGTCTACAAAGACAACCTCTGCGCCACGCCTGACGGCTTCATTGCGAACCCACTGGACAGTTTTGCCAGCTGATGGAACAATCTCAAAGTCAAGCAACGCAAACCGTGCCTTGCACTCATTCCAGCGCTTCTTATCTTCATCTGTCAAGCAACGCTTCTTGATGTGCGCCAGCGGAATACCTGCATAAGCTGCAACCATGCGGTCAACGACCTTGGCTTCGCTTGTCTCAAAGCTAAAGAACACACACTTATGCTTCATTGCCATGCGTAACATAAAGTTAAGGCTGATTGCAGTCTTACCAGCTGACGGACGACCGCCAATTACGATTAAGTCTCCGCGCTCAACGTAAGAACAATCGTCCAAATCAGGCAATCCGAACTTGAAGTATTCTGGTTGTGATTTCTGGTTTTGCTCAAACAATGTGACCGCGCTTTTCGCGTTGGTACTCTCTGCTTCTTTGACTCCGTTAAACGGTACAAGGATGCTCTCTGCCATCTCCTGCAAATCTGCGATAGATACAGAAGTAGTCAAAGCTGCGTTCACCATCTCATTAGCTCTGTTCACTACTGTGCGAGTCGTGTAAGAGTCTTTGACGCTGTTCATGTATAACTTCCAGTTAGATACGCTCGGAAGCGTTTCAGCGTACCGTAGAGCTACTGTGCGCAGCTCCGGGTTAAGGCGAGAAGAAATAGTGGCAATGTCATAAGCGCCATTCTTCTCAAAGTACGCTTTCTGGCAAACCTCAAAGACTTCCCGGCATTCGTCACTAAAGAACATCTCTGCCGTAATCTCCGAGAATACCTCACTGCAACACTCCTTTGGCTCTAACAGCAAGCAGCCAATCAGAGCGGTTTCAGAATCAAGACCTTTCATTCGCTATCCCTCTTTAACTTTTGCATCATCATCGCGTCACGACCACGCAGAGGGGCCAATTTCGCGTACAAATCGCTTACTTTGATACAGTGCTGGCAGGTCTTAGAACACTCTACAAGCGCTTCCTTTACGCTCTGAAAGTCATACGCTCCAAGCGCTTTATGATACAGCATCGCAAGGCTCTCAAAGTCATTTTCCGAGAAACGGCAAAAGTCTAGCGGATAGAGCAAGCGATTTGCCGTCACAAGCTGTTCTGCTTCACTTCTTGTCATCTTTTACCCACCTCGCCTTGTTATTTTCTTCGTCCAACTCTTTTTTGTAGCCGTTAGAATCAAGCCACAACTCGAAGTTGGCTTCATGGTACTTAAAAAACTGGTAATTATCCCGGTCATCTTTGAACGCAATTAAAAGTTCTTGAAGCATGTTTGCAAGCATTGCAAGAACAATGCAAGCGATAACGCATACAGAAAACGCTCCGACAACAGCGAACAATGTCACCGCAAAGCCGATATACCCATGATAAATAGCTGTCCACATAGTTACCACTCCAATCTTGCAGCACCATCTTTGTAAACAATTGGCGCTTTCTGCTGCGATTTAACTCCGAGATAATCCTGATAGCGAGTATTGAAGAACGTAGAACCCATCAGAATATATTTCTCGTCCTTGCCTTTCGTTGTAGCTGCGTAAGCACTCACGGCTTGAATCATCGGCTCTCTGCCCACTTTCAGCAAGCGTTTTTTAGCGGCTAAAGAGATAGCGCTCTTGCCAGCCTTGCGCGGATACAGTTTCCAAAGTTCCTCGAATAACTCATTGGCTTTCTTCGTTTCTTCGGATTCTGCGATTTTCTGCTGACCTGCGCCAGAGTCGTTCTCTTTTAACTCTGAGATAAGATGGTCAATGTCAAGGCGAATCTTTTCGAGCCTTGCAATTGCTTGTTCATTTGTCATTTGGCATTTCTCCTTTCGTTCGTTGCCTTTATTATAGCACGACGAAATGCTGTTGTCAAGAGGGAACGATTACCACGCAAACGATTTAACTAAATTAATCGAATCATAAAATTCACATGCCTGACCAATTAAATCATATCGTCCGATATACGCATCATATTTGCTCTGCGCAAGGCCAACTCCGAGCTGACTTTTCCCGTCCATTACGCTTGCTGGTACAATATAGGTTTTTACGATGTCTTCGCCGGAACAATCAAGACAATAACACGCAAAAAAATCACACGAATGTTTTTTGTGCTCTAGATTAAAAGAATAGTAACCCTGTTTGTCGCTACCAAAAACCTTTGCAACTTTTACATCCACTTTAACGCAACCGTTAATAAGCACGTCATACGGGAAACGCGGTTCGTCGCAATTCACTCGCTCTGCATCAAAGCCTTTTTCCAGCATTTCAGCAACAAAATAGTTCTCGTATTCCTCGCCTTTCTTTGATTCGCACTCTTTAAATTCTAGGCCCATGCGTTCTCCCCAATATTTAGGGCCACCATTTCTACGCATTGCGTTAGACAATTTGTAATTGCCGTAAAAGGCTCGCGTTTCCTTGTGCGTTGGCAATGTTTTTTGACCAGTTTGTTCAACCATATAACGGATAGCCTTTTCGATGTTATCCTTGCTCCAATAAATGCGAACAGGTTCATCACTAAACAAACTTTCAATAAAAGAATCTGCCATAATATAATCGCTCCTTTGTTTTTTTGGATTGACTATATTATAGCAGACTTTCTGAACTATGTCAATGATTTTTTAAGATTTATGTTCAAAACGGTAAGTCCCCATCATCGGAGATAGGTTCAAGGTCGAGCGTCTTGTCCTGTTTCGGCTGCTGGTGGTCATACAGCGCATCGCCGTAGTTTGCGTTGGGGTTAGGGTTGCCACCGCCACGAGGGTCATCGCCCGGAACATGGCCGTTTATCAACAGGTTCATGCTCTCATAGCGCTTGCCGTTGTAATCGCGCACGGACTTCTCCACACCGTTGATTGCAGAAATCTGAACTTTTCCGGCAGCGTAAATCTCGTCAGCGTTGGTGAAAATCAGGACGTTGAACCAGCCATTGGTCTTATATGTTCCATCAGGCTGGCGCTCGGAATCGCTGATGCTTGCACGCAAGTACGGGTTGCCTTTCTTGCTCGTGTACACATTCGGCTTAAACAACTTGTAAACTTTGCCAGGTTTAATCATAGTTATATCTCCTTACTTAAATTTATTCACGGTAGCCATCGTAGATTTCCAACTCCCAATTGCCATCATCGTCAACCATGAGAATTGTCTGCCCGTTATAGGCATTTTTGTTTTTGTCTGTTTTCTTTACCATCTCAACGAAATATTGAAAATCTTCGAGTTTATCAATTGTGATGTAAAGTGTGCTTTCATCTCGAAAGCGCCATTTTCCAGACTTGTAATCAAAAAACTCTCTCTTTTTGCCGTTTGCGACACGTTCAAGTTTGAAACGAGGGTTTTTGAGGAATGGATACCTCTCAATTATTTCGTCACCGTTACAAAACCATGAAGTGGTTGATTCAACTTTAACGCGCATAATACAACTCCTAACTTTTACTTAACAACTTCTCCCTCAACGACTGTCTCGGAAAAGCTCTCAATCTTGTTGCAGATTCCATCGTAATCTCGATTGAGAATAGATTTTGCAGAATCATAACCAGCATCAGCAATAATCTTCGCAGCAGTCTCGGAATCAACGCTGTTCTGTGTGCAGAGCGTGTACAGGCGCTTAACCTGTTTTGCAGAAATCTTATCATCGGGTCTTGTCACAGACTGGGCAACCTTGGCAAAGTCAGAAGTTTCAAGCACAGAATCTTCCAAATCTGCCGTAAAAGAGCCAGAAAGCTGCGCCAAAAGCAGACAAGCATCGACCTCACTGCGTTTTTTCGCAATCTTTAGCTTAGTGTTGGCAAGGTCTGCCGGGTTTGCCCTGCCGCAGTTTGACTCCAAAGTCGAAGCAGAACCGTAGCCATCTGTAATGTGCTGGCCATTCTTGTAAAGCTCACAACGAAAGCGATAAAAGAAAAATGGACGTTTACCCTCATCAATTCCAAATTCCTCAACTGCTTTTTCAAGAACAAATTTGCTTTCTACTCCATAAGCCATTAGGATTCTCTCTGCGCCGCTCTTATAGAGGGAAGCTTTAGCTGCTTTTGGAATACGACCAAAGTCGATATTGCGCCGAAGTAGTAAATTTTTGTCTCCGATTGTAACACGGTAGTTCTCGTGGTCAGAGCGCACAACCGCTCCGATTGGGGAATAGCTTCCAGTTGCAACGATTTCTTCACTCATTATCAAATTTCTCCTTTGCTTTATTATTTAATTAAATTGTCCAGCTTTAACTTTTTGATTACCTCGTCAACGTCCCAATTTTTTCGATAAAATCTATCGTACAGTGCAGACCTGCTCATTCCTATTTTATTCGCAAATTCGGGAATTGTATAAATATTTCCGTTGTATTCAAATTTTCTTACGGTTCTTTTGTTCCTGTTCTGCTCCGCAATAGAAATAAATCTGCAATTTTCTGGACAATAATTACCATTTACGTCAATTCTGTCTATTGTTGTGACACCACGGGCTGCAATTTCGTCATATCCGTTTGCAAGTGCCCACGCCCTAAACGATTCGTAATCGTTCCATTCATCGCACATTTTAATTCCTCTGCCGCCGTAATCGCAGAATCCTTTATTCCTTTTGTTATAGCATCTTGTCTTTATCGAAGCCCAAACCCTATAAAGTCTTTCGTGCGTGTGCCCATGTTTGTAATTTCTGGCACTTGTTACTTTACTCGAAACCTCTCTTTGCAGGCATCCGCAACTCTTTGTATGTCCATCTTTCAAGTGGCTTTTCCCAACTATCACTTTGCGACCACAATCGCATTGGCAAAGCCAAAAAGTCTGGCATTGTTTTGCAGAAAAATGGTGATAACTAATAGCAACAAGTCTACCATACCGATTTCCAGAAATGTCCTCTCTGTTTTTCACAATGAACTCACCGCCATTCTAACACCTTTCAAAGCCCGCTCAATTCGATATATGTTACGGCAACTGTAAAATAACTCACTGCCCTGTTTAGCGTCACACTCGTACAGTCGATATTTTCCATTCCTCATAAGCTGTAATCCTAAATGTCTAATTTCACTGTCTCCAATTTTTTCTGGTTTATCATTTAGAAGCAAATCGTGGTAAGCTGTCAACTGAGCGCTTAACGACAAAATATCAACCTTGTAGCTTGTCTTTATATCAAGAATGCAAAAATAACCATCAATAACGCCGAATCTATCAAGAGTCCCAGCAAACCCAAGCGTTTCATTTGCCATGCGATATTCCGTGAGTATCCATCCGGGTTTATAGTCTCTCACAAACTGCACATAGGCTTCCAGATACGGCGCATATTCAGCCGGAAAATCGTCTGGAATCTCGCCGGAGTAATCATACATTACTGTCGCTTCATGCACCGCAGAGCCGCGCTCTCGCGCCATCAGAGCCATATTGGGGTCAGCGTTATTCGCCTTATCAACTGCAAGATAACGGATGATGTGCGTTACGCTCGGCAGTTCCTTGCCGTCCAACGTGTAAGTGTGAGTTGCTTCGTCAAACTGAACCTTACCCATTGCCATCACCCTTGAACAGTGCCTTGTCGCGTTCAGAAAGAATCAGCTTGATTTCTTCCATGCAGGATTCCGGGGAAACAGTGCCATCTTTGTAAGCATTTGCAATTTCAGCAATCAAATCCACCGCACACATATCGGCTGTTGGCCAATTGTTTTTCCAAAGAAACGTAAGGTCTTTGAGAGTTTTCTTAGTCGATTCACGCATCTTTCATTCTCCTTTATCTATCTTCCACAAACGCCATGTTCTTGCGCAGATTGAGCGATTTTGGATTGAGAATACAAGCCGGGGCGACAGCGCCGCAGTTGCACGCATCGTAGTTGTACAGCAGACCACCCGCGGTCACAGTGCGAACGACGCTCGATTCCCCCGCGTCGGAATCCTTATCACCACAGCCCCAAGGCGTGGCAGTCCAAATCAATCTGTCGTAGTGCGGGATGTAGTCACGGTACTTGCGGTGCTCGTCACAAGTCAAGATAAAAACAGAGTCATGTACAGTGCCATAAGCTCTGTCTCCGTTGTCTGCTACAAGGTCAACGGTATGCAAAAGCAGACTTTCTTTATCGAAAACAGCGTTCGCCATAATATCTAGAATCCCCCGCACATTACTGGTGCGGTAGTTATTCCAGTTACCTTTTTCATCGGCGAATTTATCACTTGGGCAGAATTTTACATCTTTTGCCCACGGCGTTGCCATAATAGCCAGCACGCCGCCGTCAGGGTGGTTCGGGTCAAGGCAGACCCACTCAAAATTCTTGAACATGAAGTGTTCGCCTGGGCGCAGGGTTGTAATGTTAGTCATTGTCAAGCACCTTCTTTCCCTTTGCATCGTAGCGCGTATTCCACTGAGCGATTTGGTCAGCTCCAACAATGCCACGGAGGCTCAGCAAACAACTGTTTTGCGGATGACACCAGATAGTGCTGGGCGCTTCGTTTTTTAGGAAGGCACCACAGAACGGGCAAGGCTTTAGTTTGATGTCAATCGTTACCATTGTCGGTCACCTCTGCAAGCCAAAATTTTCGTTTGCAATCAAAGCAACTGATTTCGTCGCAATTTCTTTCTGGTCTGTAATCACAACCAATGTATTTAGGGCACAGCCAAATGACATCGTTATAAATTCTCGCGTTCGGAAAAATCTTCAAAAACTCACTCTGACGAGTCTTGATGGGATGCTCTTTCGCCCATTGCTCGACAATCTGCACAGCCTTTTCTGCGTATTCGCTTACATCTGCGATACAGTAGACTGCGATACAGTAGACATTGCCACCTTCTTTGCAGTTTTCGTGCAATGGGCATTCATGACAATCGGCTTGACTTTCGCACAATCTGCGTAAATTTTTTATACATTCAACTGCGTCCATAACTATTCTCCTTTTCTTCTTCTGTCGTTTCGATTTTTCTCGGATTCTTTCGCTTCCGATACATTTATTATACGCTTCTTTCGGATGGAAGTCAATAGTTTTCGGAGAAATATTTTTAAAGATTTTTCTTGCAACCATCGAGCGCGTGTGGTATAATAAAGATGTTATCAGAAGTCTTGTTTGGTGTGGTGGCTGAACAAGGCCATACAACTAAATAAGACTTCGAGCTTACTCTGATTGTACCCACCACGACAGTCAGCGTAGGCTTTTCTTTTTATATTAAGAGGTGCAGGCATGCAGGATTTTATAGAAGATAGTCTCGTAATCATGACGAAAAGCACAATGGACGCATTTCTAGCAACGGATTGCTTTTCAGAATTGGTAGGTTTGTATTCCTTTTACTATTACACGGCAAAGTGGCAAAAGACAAATCAACCTAAATGCACCACAGAATACGTAGCCAACGGCTTGCACTGGACAGTCCCAAAAGTCAGAAAATTCAAGAAAAAACTTATAGACCTTGGCTTGATTGAGGACGTTGTAGTCAAAAACGGGAAAGGGCAAGTAGCAGGACACTACATAAAGATAAAATATGTCGTGTCATCGCAGAAAGTTAAAGATATTTCTGCGGAAATCCACCCCTCTGAAATTGCACGGGGTGGAAACGCTCACGGGGTGGCCGACAAGGGAGACAAATGCTTAAAGAATAAATATAATAAATGCTTAAAGAAAAATAATAAAATGCTTAACGGCAAAAACGAAAAATCAAAGCTGAACTGGTAATCGGCTAGGCCGAAAGAGTTGCTTCGCTCTATTGGCTTAATCCTTGCGAAAGCAAGGAACCCGCGAAGCGTAGAAGCCAAAGTTCCGCTTTGTTAAATATTTATCAAAGTATGCGAGGTGTTCCAATTATGTGTAAACGAAACACAATCCACAAGTTGCCAGAATACAAAGGTTACAGCGCTTACTACTATTACGATGATGAAGATAAACTTTGGGTCGGTCATGTTTACGATTCGGCTGACGGAGAGTTTACTGACATGGTTTCATGGGGCGATGAAAACGAAGATGTGATGGAGCATCTGTTTTACAGCATGATTGACGATTACATCAGCTTCAAAAAAGAGATGGAGCAAAAATACGGAAAGCCGAAGAATCGGAGAGGTGAATAAGATGGAGTTTAAAACATTACTACTTATTGGCACGGTTGTCGTTTTTGTGATAACTATACTTAGGAGAATCGCAAAAGATGAAGTTGTTGATTTGATAGGAGTTTCCGCTTGTGGATTTTTGTTCATTTTAATTCTTGTACTTTCATTTTTATTTGAAGATAGCAGTGTTTTGTGGGCGATTTTGTTCGGATACTGGGCAGGAAATGCCGTTTGCGTGAATGGAGATGATGACTAATGTTGGGCTTAATTATTATTTTTGCGTGGGCACTGAAAGTTCCTGCTTTTGTTTTTGCGGTTGCATTGTTTTTTGGTGCTGTTGAGGTGTTTGGCAAATGAAATATGAAAAAAAGAGTTTTACGTTTGAAGAACTCGCTCAAATGGCCTACAAGGGGGCCAGGAGCGATTTTAAGACGCTTTTGCGCGGGTCTGAACAAAGTACCTACCTAGCACTTCGATACCTTTACAGACTCTACCAGACGGGTGGAATCTCAAAGGAAGAAGCCGGAAAGACCAAAGCGCAGATTGCAAGAAGATACGAGAAAGACCGACTGCGCGAAGAACAACTGGAAAGCTCAATCAAGGCGTTTGCGCAAGTCGTACTCAGGACGGCAAAAGCCAATGAAGATTACCGCAGAGAAAGAACGCTAGACAACGCTGACAAGCTGTGCGAAGCAATTGACGGCGTTATGGTTCAGTCGAATATTGCCGAAACAAAGGGTCTTGCAGATGAAGTGTGAAAAGTGCGGCAGTGAGAACGTCTACGTCAAAGATAACGTGAACGTGCCACCAGAAAACACAATTTATCGTAAGCGGATTTGCAAAGATTGCGGGCATCAGTTTCTTACGATTGAATTTATCATAGAAAAAGACGATGGTCTTGCGCTGCGCGAATGGAATAAATGGCACAGAGATGGACATAAAAAAGCCACGAAGCATAAACCTCGTGGCTAAGTGTGAGTTAATCTTTGAATTTCTTGTGATACTTGTCTTGAATCTCGGTCAGGTAAACCATGTCGTAATCGCAACATTCGAGTTCGATGAACAGCTTTTCGGCAAACTTTAATTCGTCTGAAACATCGTGAATCAGTTTCTTGCCGATAAAATCTGCGTAGTCGATTTCTCCAAGTTCAAGCAATTCCCTGTACATTTGAGCGTAGAACTGGCGAGTGTCATTTTCCCAGTTCACCCACTTTGTCATTGCATCTCTGACAGCACGTCTTTTTGTCGTTGCATCGACATCTTTACGAACGTAGTTGTACCAGTTTGCAGGGATTTGGCTTGTGACATTTATCTCAGACTTAGGAATCAGCTTGTTTTCGTGGTTGACATAAAAGCTGTCAACTTCAACCATTGCACGGGTTTCATCGGCAAAATGATGCTCGTGCATACGCTTAAATCCGTGGAGATTCAGAAAATCAAAATATTGGCGCATCTGGTCGTGGAACATCGTTCCCTCGATTTGGTGCGCTTTTATTTTGGCAAAGACTTCCTCGACCGTCATCGCAATCACTCCTTAACGACTTCAACTGCCACGTTGGAAGTTGTAACAGCCTGACCAGTCACGATTACTTGCAAACGGCTGGAAACCTGACCGCGATACACGCGAACAGGAGCGGTGAAAGCAATACCAACGGAATCAGCTGCGGCGGCAGTCACAGTTTGTGTTGCGCCAGATACGGCTTGACCGTCCTGATACAGAGTTACCGTCACAGGGCCAGCGGCAGACGCTACAAGCGTTGTATTGACCGAGACAGAATAGTATCCAGCCGCATCATTGCAAACGCAAGGACAGCCAGCAGAGCCGATGATAACGCCATTGTTGCCAAGGCGAATAGCGTTGCCGTATTGTCTGACAGTGTTTGTCAGCGGCAAAGCATCGCCAACAGCCAGAGCGGTTGCGCCAGTGTATGTATAATAGCCAATTGCTTTAGACATATGTTTTAATCCTTTCATGTTAAAAATAAAGGCAGGGCAAGTAATTCCTGCCCTGCTTGTAACCTCGCCGTCAGGGCGTGTCTAAGTCAAAGTTAGACGCTGGGTGCGTAGCAGCCGGAGCAGCCACAGAACGGGGACTGGCCCGCACTGTAAGCATAGGACATGGGGTACTTAACCACGCCAGCCATCTGGGAAGCGAGTTCCAGAGCGCTGATTTTAGCAGCTTGCTCTTGAATCTGGCGTTCCAGACCGGCCTTTTCCAGAGCCGCAAACTTGTCATCAATGTTCTTATTGATGGCAGCGGTGTTGATAGCACCGTTGTAGTTCACGCTGTCAATGCCGCGCTGTGTAGTGCAGCAGCACTGCGCCAGTTGGGAAGTGATAGCGGCTGTGTTGTTGCTAGCTTGCAACTGCAAGTTAGCTTGGCCGAGCGCGACATCTTTCCCCAGCCCTGCGATGTTGCCCTGCATGTCGTAGCCAAGGCTACAAATGCCGTTGCCGATGTTGGTCAGACGGTCATTGATTTGACCAAAGTGCTGGCCAAACAGAATGTCCTGCTGAGAAGCAGCAGTAGCATACTGACCGAATCCGCCGTTGCGATTCCAGCCGAAGCCACCGCCCATGAAACCGAAGAACAGAATAATCAACACGAGCCAAGACAGGCCGTTGCCATCGCCAAAGCCGTTACCCTTAGTCAGAGCGGCAATATCGGCGGGGGACATCATGCTACCAGAATCTTCCATAGCCATATTGTGTTTCCACCTTTCATGTATTTTAAAATTGCTTTAATTAAACGGCATTGCGCACTACCGCTTAACTTCAAGTTAGAATAAACCTTTCATCTGCTGTGCCATTTGTTTGGCTTGTTCAAGCTGTGATTGATTCACGCGGCCAGACGAAACAAGTTCGTTTATGACTTCGTCTGGGTTGCGATTACCGACCATCTTTTTCATCTGCCCCATCATCTGCATGAGTTGCATTGGATTATTTGGCAGATTTGGTGTTGATTGCCCTGCCATCTGTCCGAACATCGAAGTTAGTGGATTCATTTCTCATGTCTCCTTTCAGATTCAACAATTCGTTGAGCCTTTCATCTACGATTTTGCGAACTCCGTCAACGTCCAGAGAAACCGCCTTTACAGGCTCGCCAGCGTCCTCTTGGAATGTGAACCGCTTGAATGTTACAGCGCCGGAAATGTCGCACGCTTTCACATAGAATCTAGGATTGTTGTTGTCCATGAACCATGCAGTTTGACCGGGCTGAACAATGCGGTTTCTGGCATCCTCTTCACTAGGAACAAAGACCCATGGGGAAGCCCCTGTAAGGCTTTCTGCGGGGTTCTGCGCCTTAGGCATAAAACTATTCGTCTGCGGTTGATAAAGCTGTTGCGGAGCTTGCCAGCCGCCATACGGTTGGTTGTAGCCCATAGGTGAGCTGTACATTGGCATTGGCATCGTCTAACACCTCATTTCTGATTAAATTATAAAAAGAAAAAGCCCTATCGAGAAGTCCCGATAAGGCTTTTATTTGTCTATTATTCAGATGTGTTTGAACAACTGT